TCCAGCAGTCGAAGCAACACCTACAGTTGAGGCTGCCGCAGTTGAAGCTGCTCGCCCTGCTGTAACAGCAATGGCTTACACAAAGCCAAGAATCGAAGTAACAGCTGCAAAGTACGCTGAGCAGTCAATCCGCGCAGCACTTGGCGATGACTCAGCACGTCAATACATCGCAGCAGCAGACAACACAACCGACAACGCTGGTCTCGTACCAACACGTCAACTTTCAGAGATCATCAACCCTCTCGGTACAACTATCCGCCCATCAATCGATGCAATCTCTCGTGGAGTGCTTCCTGATGCAGGTATGACTTTCGAGATTCCTAAGATTACTGCAATGCCTACAGTTGCAGTTGCAGCTGAAGACGCAGCATTCTCTAACACAGATCAGAACTCAGCATTCCTAAGCGTAAGCGTTGCAAAGTACGCAGGACAACAGGTCTTCTCAGTAGAATTGCTAGATCGTACATCTCCAGCATTCTTTGATGAACTCGTTCGCAACATGGCAGCAGCTTATGCCAAATCAACTAACGCAGCAGTAAACGCAGCACTTATCACAGGTGCAACAGTTGATGCTACAGGCGTCGCAACTTACCCAACAGCAGCAGAACTCCTCGGAATTGTTGCTCGCGGATCAGCTTCTGTTTATGGAGCAACAGCAGGACTTCCAAATCCATTCGCTCGCAACATGATCGTATCGACAGGACAATGGTCTAACATCATGTCTCTCAACGATGCAGGACGTCCAATCTACACAGCTTCACAGCCAATGAACGCAGGCGGAGTTGTAGCACCTACATCTCTCACAGGTAACGTTGCAGGTCTTAACCTCTACGTAGATCCTACAAACGCAGGAGATGGCGATGGAACTATCCTCATCGTTAATCCAGATGCTTATACATGGTACGAGTCACCAACATACCGCCTACGCGCTGAATCAACAGCAGCGGGACAGGTAACAATCGGTTACTACGGATACGGCGCAATCGCAACTAAGGTTGCAGCAGGCGCATTCCAGAACAACAAGTCGTAACCACCCCTTAAGTCACTGGCGGCGGAGTGCCCTTCTCCGCCGCCAGTCTTTAGAAAGGATCAGCATGGCACTCACAACAGTTGCAGAACTTCGCACGGCTCTAGGCGTAGGTACTCTCTATGCTGACGCAACCCTGCAACAAGTCTGTGACGCTGCGGATAACGTCCTGCTCCCTTTCATCTGGTCTAACACTCTTTCAATTATTGGGCATAGCAACACAGCCACCACAGGCACTTCTTATTTTGAAGATTCAATCGTCGATGTCCTTTACGTTGGCGAGACAGTAGTGATTACAGGCGCAGGATCGAAGCACAATGGATCAAAGACCATCACGGGTCGCGACACTCGATCCATCACTTATGCGATTACAGGCAACAATAACGCTGTGAAGCCATACCACCCAATTAACCCGTACGGCCTACTCGCCGCAGATACTTATCTAGACCCTTCAACAGTGCCAGCCATTCAAGAAGCCGCACTTATGATCTCCATCGACATCTGGCAAAGCCGTCAAGCTCCATCATCGGGCGGCGTAACCATCGATGGATATCAGCCAAGCCCTTATCGGATGGGTAACACACTCCTCGCGAGAGTCCGCGGCTTGCTTGCTCCATATCTTGATCCGAGATCGATGGTGGGCTAATGGCCGCCATCTCAACACTTCGCGCAGGTATCGCAGCAGCTCTCACAGATAACACAAAGTACTCTGTATTTAGCTTCCCACCTGCAACACCTATCGCCAACAGCGTCATAGTCGCGCCAGCAGATCCCTACATCTCACCGTCTAACGGTTGGCATGCATCGATCTCGCCAATGGCAAACTTCGTCATTTCCGTCATGGTTCCCTTGCTTGATAATGAAGGCAACCTTAACGGGATGGAGGATAACATCGTTCGGGTCTTTAACCTGCTCGCTGCATCTTCCTACACCTACAACGTCACACAGGTCTCGGCTCCAGCCGTACTCAGTGCCGTCTCTGGTGATCTACTAACCTGCAATATCAACATATCCGTACTTACGAGTTGGAGCTAAACCATGTCCGAGTGGGAAAAAGAACAAGAGGCCTTCCTGATCAAGATCGGGCAGGTAGCACCATCAACACCAAAGCCAGTAACTACTAAGAAAGAAGAGGAATAATCTCATGGCTGTATTTCTAAATAACAAGGTCGGCGTGAAGATTAACACTGTCGATCTTTCTGATCACGTTACATCTGTAACTCTTAACCGTACCTTCGATGAGCTCGAAGTAACAGCGATGGGCGATGGCGGGCACAAGTTCGTTAAAGGCCTCGAAGCATCATCTGTCACAATTGACTTTCTCAATGACACAGCGTCTGCAAACGTCCTAGCGACTTTGCAAGCTGCATGGGGAACGAACGTCACTATCGTTCTACTTCAAGAAAAGGGCACCGCAGTATCTGCGACTAACCCTCTCTACACGATGACATGCTTGATCAACAACACGACAGATATTAACGGCGCAGTCGGTGACCTCTCAACTCAGAGCCTCACATTCAACGTCTCTGGTACTATCGCAGTTACAAGTACAGGCACATTCTAAGAAACTAAACAAAGGGGCACAGCATGGCAAAGTTAATAGTAACAATGGCAGACAACGTAGTTCACGAGATCGAGATCACTCCTCGCCTCGAGTACGCGTTCGAGTTATATGCGAAGAAAGGCTTTCATCGTGCGTTTCAAGAAGATCAGAAACAGAGCGATGTCTATTGGCTTGCATGGGAAGGACTGCGCCTTAATGGGGTAACAGTCAAACCATTCGGGCCTGACTTCCTTGACACGCTCAAGGGCGTGGACATTGGTGACTCAGCCCCTTTGGAAAGCTAGGGAAGGATAGTCTCCATTACTTGATCGCTCGTCTGAGCATCGAGACGGCTATCCCTCCGCAAGCATTGATAGATTTAGATCCGTCAATGTTGGAGATGATACTGAAAGCACTACAAGACAGAGCAAAGGAGACGCGAGATGCCAACAGAAGTAAAAGGCGCTAACGCACTCCTCAAAGCTCTTAAGAAGTTCGCTCCAGACCTTGCTAAAGAAACTCGTGATGAGCTGGTGGGATTCCTCAAGCCGATTGTAAAAAAGGCGAGAGGATTCCTACCCTCTAACGATGAGATGCCTTCTGGATTCGTCAAGCACGAAGTCAAGACCGCAAGGTTCCCAATGTACGACGCAGCAGAAGCACGCCGTGGAATTGGCTACAAACTAACACCGACCAAGCCTAATCGCCAAGGCTGGTCTTCTTCTGTTTCAATTCATAACAAGACAGCAGGCGGCGCGATCTTTGAGACCGCAGGCCGTAAGTCTGGCATTACTGGTCGATTCAGTCCTCAGATGCCCGGCACTTTAGCAGGCGGCGGCAAGATGGCAGGCCGCGCAATGTTTAAGGCATACAAAGAAGACGAAGGCAAAGCCAAGGCCGCAATTGTTAAAGCCCTAGAGGCTGCAGCTATTAAGTTCGCGAGGAGTAAGTAATGAGTAACCTACTAGTCTCCCTCGTTGCAGAATGGAAAGGTCAAGCGGCATTTAAGAAAGCCGACACCGCTACAGACAAACTTAACAAAGGCGTAAAGAAGCTAGCCCGTAATTTAGGTTTGGCTTTAGGTGGCGCAGGGTTAGCCAAGTTTGCTAAAGATTCAATAAAGGCATTCGCAGATGAAGAGAAGTCTGTAGCGATGCTATCCAATGCCCTAGAAAACTTAGGCATGGCTAAGCAAGCCGATCAGATTTACGCCTACATCGATGCTCTACAGATGGCTACGGGCGTCTCAGATGACGACCTACGTCCAGCCTTTCAGAAACTAGCGACAGCTGGATTGAATGCGGCAGATGCTCAAGCAGTCCTCGCACTTGCCCTAGATGTCTCAGCTGGATCAGGTAAGGATCTCAATACTGTCTCGGTAGCACTTTCTCGTGCAGTAACGGGTAACACGACAGCCCTTGGCAAGTTAGGCGTAGGTCTTACTAAAGACGAACTTAAGACGATGGATCTAAATGACATCATGCTTAAGCTTGCAGACACTTACAGAAACTCAGCTTCAAAGGCTGCCGATACATTCGCGGGCAAGATGGCACGGCTAAGCGTAGCCATCGACACGGCTAAAGAATCTATAGGTAAGGGTCTTGTTGATGGCCTTATGCTTGCCACAGGATCTGCATCGATCGATGATCTCCAGAGCAAGATAGTTAATCTAGGAACTAACTTAGCGGCGATCTTTGTAGCTACAGGTAACTTGATATATGAGAATTGGTTCTTAATCAAGCAGCTCGGTATTGCTTTGATCGCTGCCTTTACAGCTGCCAAGGTTTATGCGGGAGTCATCGCCTTCATTGCGCTAGTAAAGAAACTTAAGGTCGCTTTGGCAGCCCTAAGAGCGACAGGCTTTGCCGCAGCCGTGGCAACCATGGCAGCCATTAACCCCGTCGGTGCAGTCTTTGCCGCTGGTGCATTAGTCACCGCAATCATCGCGGGCAATAAAGTCCTCGATAAGTTCAACGAAAGCAAATCAGAAGCGGAGAAGCCATTTAAGGCACCGGACTTCTCTGGCTTGACAACTCCTAATTACGGCGATGCAAAGCGTTTAGAGGATCTTAAGATCAAAGCCGCCAAGGCTCAGGAGAAGGCTGCTAAAGAATCTATAAAATTGCAGAAACTTTCTAAGGTGTTTGATCTTAGTTACATTCAGATTTACGCAGCGTTACAGGGACAACTTTCAGAAGAAGAAAGAACTCGCGTCCGTTTGCAGTTAGCCTTGCTCGAGGAGAACGTAGGCGCGGCAGATCATCTATCTAAGAAACTGGCAGATAGCCAAGGCAAGACTTCGATGCTTTCGACTTTCTTGCGTACCTTGCCAGATGCTAAGAACCCATTCGAGAAGTGGGGCGACTATCTAAAGGCAATCGAGCTAGAAGCTAAACGCATCGGAGCGATGAGCTTTACTACAGCCGCAGCCGATGGCACCGCTGCACAACCTTTCGGCGTAGGTGGAGCGTTAGGCCTTGAAGACCTGCGTGGGCAGAGTGCAGCTGTGCCACAGATAAACATCACCGTAGAACTCGACGGCCAGACAGTCGGTGGAGCAATCCGTGACGGTCAGATTAACGACTCACTCTCTGGATCATTTAATCAAGTAAATCGAGGTTCAGGATTTAAAGGCGCCATAGCAATATGACCCTGCCAGCCACTATCTCGGTATCTTTCGACTTTAGCCAAGGCGCTACCTTTGGCCTTGGTTTCGTTATCGGCGACGATAAATACGGAGTTATTGGCACCGGTACATTCGCAGCCTCAGCCGTACCTGAACCAGTAGTCGATCTTAGTGATGTCACTCGATCCATTAAGATCAGCCGTGGCCGCAACATCATGCGCGACACCTACGAGTCCGGTAGCTGCACCGTCCGAGTCTTAGATCCTAATTCTTACTTCAATCCTCAGAATGTTTCTAGTCCCTATTTTGGCTATCTGACTCCATTAAGAAAGATCCGTGTCGCTGCTACGACAGACACAGCGCAGGAGTTCTTATTCTCTGGATACGTCGATACCTATAAGTATTACTATCCAACAGGCCAAGAGATTGGCTACGTAGACATCATCTGCAATGATGCCTTTAGGCTCTTTCAAATGGCCAACGTGGCAAGCATAACAGGGGCAACGGCTGGCCAGACTACAGGCACCCGTATCACTAAGATCCTCGATCAGCTCTCATTCCCTACATCGATGCGAATTACAGACACAGGATCCACAACAGTCCAGGCAGATCCGGGCACAGCTCGAACATCCCTTGCAGCCCTCAAGGCGGCAGAGTTTGCAGAACAGGGCGCATTCTTTATGTTGCCAGATGGCACAGCAGAGTTTAAGGATCGCGCTGATGTCGTGGCATCTCTAGCGGCTACCCCTATCGAGTTCAATCAGACAACAGGGATTCCGTACTCAGACCTTAAATACGCTTTCGATGATAAGCTCATTATCAATCAGGCCAGCATGACACGCGTTGGCGGCACAGCACAGACCGCCGTGAACGTTGATTCATCGGCTAAGTATTTCCCACATGGCACCACAGTCACAGAGATGATTCCAGAGACAGATGCTCAAGTCTTAGACATCGCCAAGATATACGTGGCAACTAGAGCAGAGACTACGATCCGCATCGATGCCATGACTGTCGATCTACTTGATACAGACGTCCCAACGGATACCATGATCGGGCTCGATTACTTTGATAACGTGAAAATCACTAACGTCCAACCAGACGGCAGTACAATCGTGAAGACCTTGCAGGTGCAGGGCTTGGCATGGGATATCACCCCAAACTCTATGAAGTGCACAGTGACAACACTGGAACCAATAGTCGAGGGATTCATCATCGGATCATCGACTTACGGTATAATCGGACAATCCATACTGGGATACTAGGAGACAAACAATGGCTGCAGGCTTAGGATATAAAGAGTTCTCGACGGGTGACGTATTAACCGCCGCAGACGCTAACGGCTATCTAGCCTCTCAGGTAGTGATGGTCTTTGCTAGTGCGGCAGCTCGCACATCTGCAATCGCCTCACCTCAAGAAGGCATGATCTCCTATCTCAAGGATACGAACTCAACCGAGTATTACTCAGGCTCGGCTTGGGTTGCTATCTCAGGCGGAGCTAGTGGATTGGTGCTTATTACTACACTAAGCCCTTCAGGCGTTACAGAAGTAACAGCTGACTCGATCTTTACTTCAACTTATGAGAATTACTTGATCGAGATCGCACTAGATCAGACGGCTAACTCTGTTCTATATGCTCAACTGCGATCAGGCGGAAGTAACTTAACTTCTGCCACGTATACATACGATGCCGTTGGCGGTCCCGCACAAACAGCCCAAACAGCCTGGGAAATTTCAGCCAACACTGGAAGCGGTTGCACTTTAGTAAGTGCTTTAACTTTATTTCGACCACAACTAGCAAATCCAACTTTCGGCGTCGGTTCACGAATGGCAAGCGTGGACAATTTTGCGCAGCAATACGGATACATTAACACAAGCGCAGCAGCTTATGACGGGCTTAGAATTTTTGGAAGTTCTGGAAATATTACAGGCAAGATCAGAATCTACGGATTGGCTAACTAATGTCTAAAATCTATCAATACGACGGCGCAACAGGTGAACATTCAGTTAGAGAAGCAACTCCAAGTGAGATTGAGGATCTAGCTAGTGTAGCGGCAACGGCAGAAAGTTTTGCGAAAGAACGTGCAACCGCTAAGGCTGCCCTGCTTGAACGCCTAGGTATCACAGCCGACGAAGCAGCACTTCTACTCGGATGAAGCCCAGACTCTCAAAGTCTGCCATTCAGTTAAGAGAGCAGATAGACGATGCATTCCCCGGTAGAGATCGAACTTCGGACGGCTGGATCGGTGATACCCGACACTCTGCGCGCAAGTCTGATCATAATCCAGATGCACAGGGATGGGTTCGTGCCATCGATGTTGACCGCGACCTTGCAGGCAAGAACGGGAAGCCCGATGTCATGCCTGACTTGGTCGATCAGATTCGACTCCTTGCAAAGTCTGGAGATGCGCGAATCTCTTACATCATCTTTGACGGAAGAATCGCATCATCTAAGAAGGCTTGGCGTTGGCGTCCTTATGATGGGATTAATAAGCATAATCATCACGCGCATATCAGCTTTACTCCAAAGGGCGACGAAGACTCTGCATTCTTTAACATCCCGATGATAGGTGGTCAATAAATGGAACAAGCAAAATCTCTAGCAGCATCATGGGGCCGATCATTCTTGGCCGCTGCCCTTGCCTTATACATGGCAGGCGTAACAGATCCTAAGACCTTGGCAATGGCAGGAGCTGCAGCAGTAGCACCCGTTATCTTGCGCTGGCTCAATCCTAAAGACGCTTCGTTCGGTGTAAGCAAAGAATGACTCAAGAGAACTTCTTCAC